CTGTAGTAAATCCAGTTTTAACACTATACTTAATTTCTTCACCAGTTACAAAGAAATGGTTTGGTATCTCTAATGTGTTATTACTTACATTAACAGTTACATCACTTGATCCATCAAAATTCCTTCTAAAGATATCCTCATTCTTATATTGAAGATTAAATCTCTTCTTAACTGTAGTCTCTGTTCCTTCATATGTTGCACCATTTGTTTCAATAGTTGCATTATTGAATTCCTTCAGTATTTCACCACCTGTCTCTCTTTCTGTAGGAGATACATTAGTGTTTTCCTCAACCCGAAGGGTATTCATAAAGATCTTAACATCAATATCTCTACCAGAAGCAGGTCTATAAGTTATTTCTGTTCTATCTCCTGATCCTCTTCTACCATCAATAGTACCTAAATCAGTGAAAGCAGCACCAACATGAATCTCACCATATTCGGTCATATAGACTGTATCATTTCCATTTTCAGCATAGTCATCAATAATAATACCTTCTGTTAAGCAATGTGAATTAGTTGCCATATCACTTGCTTGAACTATGAAGTATGCAGCATCATATTCATCAGAGTAACTTGCAATACCTACAGCATCAGGATCAGCAGCAGCCTCCATGAACTTACTCTGTGCTTGCATAGATCCATACTGAAATTCATAATCAGTCTGTGATTCGTTCTTATATCCTTCAGTAGAGAATGCTACTGCAATTGCATTAACTCTTGTAGTTGTGAATCCAGCATCAGGTGTATACTTAAGAACAATATCCTGACCATTCATGTGAGAATAGAATGTTCCAATATTACCTGCTGATGAATATGGATCTAGGTAACTATGAATGGTTAATTGTCCAAATTCTTGCCAACTTACATTTGTTCCATCACATATCAAACTTACTTCATCATATTCAACTCTTCCAGTATCAGTTTCGGCAGTAACTAATACTTTAGCGGATCTAGTTCCTGATATATTAGTTCCAACTCCAACAAATCTATAGATCTCATCTGCTGCACCACCTGCTATTTCAACGTTAGTACTTGCAATACTTACTAAAGACCCAATAAAGTCTGTTGATATACCAATTGTTGTACTTCCAATTGAAGCAACAGAAGTCTCAATTCCAAGTACGTTTTTATCAAGGTTATATGAGAATGTTCTTATATTATAATTGTTTACTTCAAACTTTGTTGGGAAGTATCTTAAAATCGTTTCACCACCTTCATAAACATAGTCAAAACTTCCAAGATCTTCAACAGTACTAACATCACCATACTGGTTAATCATGGAGAAACCACGATCAATATCATGTAAGGCATTAACTATCATCATCTGCCTTTCACCACCATATAATCTATCTCTTACATAACAAACAATCTTTTGAGATCTACCATCTTTAGTAGATTGCCTAAAGACATCAGCATATCTTGATGTTCTTGCATTATCATCAAAATCACCACTAATATCATCTACTTGTAAAACTCTGTTTCCAACAGACTGTGCATAATCTGTCAGAATACGATTTTCGAAATTAATCTCATCAGAGAATATTCCATCATCACCAACAAGGTAATTTTCAGTAGCTAAATCAAATGTCTCAACAGTATGTAAACTCTCATAACCATGAAAATCTACAACAACATCAGTTAAAGATGCAACTTCTACTTCTAATTGATTTGGATCATCTGGTTGAGATTCTAATTGTAAGTCACTAAACTTCTTAAATCCTGCAGCATGATTTAATGAACTTACAACATCCTTCCAGTCATCAAAAGTAACTCTAGATTTAATAGCATATGAGAAATTCTGATAATACTCATTATCATGAATTCTTTGTAATTCGTCATTTAAGAATCCTGTTCTATATTCCCAACCATTCTCAACAACTGAATAATAATCTAAATCGTATATTGAATCTGTAGATAATTTGCTAACAATTTTTCCTTTAGAATTTGTTTCTTTAGATTCAATAACAGTACCAACCTCAAATTCTCTATTACTCTCTACTACCAATTCTCCAGTTTCTGGATCCCATTTAAATACACTACCAACTGCTGTTCCATTAGTTACACCTTCTTCAGGATTAAACTGATTACTTTTTATAGTTGAACTAAACTGTGGGAAATACTTCTCTGGAGTTACTATTGCACCAGAATTAACACTAACAAATCTACCAGGTAATTCATTGACATCCTTATCAAGGAAATCTGCCATACTATAAGTTATTGTTGGATATGAACCCAAATTAGTACTAACACCTGTTATGGTGAATAAATTATAATCATAGTTTTTAGAATTATATCCAGAACCAGTTGAACCAAGTCCAACAGCAACGTTTTCAACCATAATTCTATCACCAACTTCTAATACAAAATCTTCAACTCTACTGACTGTATTTTTGTATGTGGCAGTTACTACTTGAGTATTAGCATTGTAACTAAAATCTTTCATCCTAATACCATTAGGATTACCTACAGGTAAAATTGTAGGAGTTGTATTAAATAAACTATTTGTATTTTCTAAAATCTCAACACTTGCTGAAGAAACATTAAGATGATATTTTAAATCAACATCAGTAATCTGTTTCTTTGTTCTATTATCAATAACTACTAGACTTGGTGCTGTATTATATCCTCTTCCTAAAGAAGTAACTCCAATAGACTCAAATCCTGATAATGCCTCTATTTTTAAAATTTGAGGGAATGCAACTTCTGGTCTTAATGTTTTATCTGTAGGATAGTCAAAACCAATATTTTCTATTACAGATTTATTAACTCTTCCTATTGTTTTACTAGTTGCTTCTAATATAGCTCCGCTTCCAGTATCAGAGGTTACTGTAGTAATGCCAGGTACTTCTGGGTAACCACTTCCAGTACTAACAATCTGAACATCAGTTATACGACCATAAGCAGATGTAGAGTTTGTGTCATATTCTAATTGTGATGTAGATCCAGAATATGATTCACTTTCTGGATATTTACCTAGATTATAAGTAAATGTATTTTCAGATTCTAGAAGAATATTAAATCTACCAGCATAATCACTTTCCTTAATAATAATCTGATTATAACCATCAACAACATCATCTATTACAAGATCTTTATAAATTTGAGGGTTTTCTTTTTGATCAACTGGAGATAATTTGTAGTAAAATACATCTGGAGTATTTTTATTAACAGCAAGTGTTACTTTAGCATCTGCTGTTACACCTACAGTACCAGTTCTATTGATATCAAATGTTCTACTTGTACCATTTGTATCATACTTATCAGTATAAGAAGCATCTCTATAAAATTCTAATTCAAATGCTGGATATTGTTCAGAACCTCTTGTATATGATAGAGAAGAATCTGATAAATCAAATGTTATATTAGAATCTCTATAGAAATTTAAAGTTGGGTTAATTTCACAAAGTGTTCCAACATTTGCTGTAGTAAGACCTACAAATCCAGGAATTGTTTTTCCTGTTTCATACTTATCCAAACATAACTTAATCCTATTCCTATTAATAACATAAACATAATATTCTTTCTCATGAACCAATCCACCAGCAGGAGTTGCTGATTTATGAATTACTTTTTGTCCTGTAGTTAAACCATGATTTATGATTTCAATAGAATCTGGAGTTCCTGTTAATGAAGTAGTAGTTGTAACTCCACTTGCAGTAAATCCTAATCCACGAGTAATTACTTTTCTATTTGGTTTATCATATTGTATAGTGGTAATACCAGTATTTCTTGGATTAACTGTAACATTAACCTCTTCATTGTGGTTTAATCCATGAGTACCTGCTAAAGAAACATTTACTCTATTCTGCTCTATAGATCCTTTTATAATATCACTATTATAACTCTTGGTTTTAAAACTATGATAAACACCAGTTCCTACACCAGAGAAATAAACTAAACCAGTATGGGCAGTTGTTGTTGCACCACCAACAAACATTCCAGTTGAACCCATTCCAACCTTAACTGATGATACACCAATATGGTCTCTATCTATTCTAGCAACAAATAATGATGGATATAGATTAAGAGCAATATCTGTACCTACAGCAACATTATTTGCAGCAGTTACAATTCCTATAGAAGTTCCAGTATTTGTATGATATGTTACTTCATCACCAGTTTGTAATGAATGATTTGGTAGATAAATTGTTTGTGCTGGTACAAAAATTGTAGCAATTCCCGCACCAGGATTTTCAAATGTTATGGTATTACCAGATCCTACTACAGTACCAGCAATACCTATAGGAGTAGCAGTTCCCAATCCAACTGATTCACCTGGATAGAAATAATATTCTGTATTAACTTTAGGACTATATGTAGTGGTTATTCCTGTTTTAAAAGTAAATTTTCTAGGAATATCTTTTATAACTGTTGTTGCAGTATGAGATAATCCAGTTTGTGCTTTTAAATCCCTTAAAACTCTAATTCTAGAATTTAATCTATCTACATTTAATACTTTAACTTCCTCATCACCAAAATTACCAGTAGTTAATATACCAGATAAACGTAAAAGATCATTTTCCTTTATTGCAGGATATTGTAAATTTCCCTTTACAGAAAGATACGTAACAATACCAGTAACCCCTTCAGTTCCAATTGCAACTGATAAAGAAAGTTGGTTTGTATTAATACCAACATTATAAGAACCTTCAAGTTTAGAAGAAGTTGTTGATAGTCCAGAGATTGATAAAACTGTATTGTTTATAACGCCATGACTTGTTGTTGCTATTCCAATAAACTCACCTTTTCTACCTGATGGATAAAATTCTACATCGTCCAATAAAACAGGATTTATGCTAATTGTTGATATTCCTGGCCCAGCAACTTTTAAAACTCTTGCAGCAGCAGCAAAATTATGTTCAGTATCTTCTTCAAAAACTACTTTATCACCAACTTGATATTTTGTTCCACCAGTAACAATACCAACTGCATCTATACCACTCTTCTCAACAGATTTAATAATAGAATCTTGAGTACTAAAAGTATATGATTCTTGTACATAATCATATCCACTATTATCTTTATCTAAAGCATATGGGAATGTATTTCTAATCCAATCGGTATCATTTAAGTTTATATCATCTTGGTTAGATAATCTTTCATAATTAAATTTTTCAGGTGCAGCATTAAAGTTTTTTCCAATTAAATATGGGAAAGCAGGTCTCTTATAGTTTATAAATGGTCCAGTACCTTCTACATCCGCTTCAAACGTTGCAAAATATGCATAGGTGCCATTTGGATATTCGGGAGTTACACAGAACCTTCCATTATTTTCATCAAGAATACCATCATCTGTAGAATATGACCACTCAAAATCTTCAACAAAAAATTCTTCTGGGAATACTGTAGTTGGAGGTCTATTTACTTTTACTCCTGCATTCTCTATGTAACCAGATTTCATCTGGGTGATTGTACCACCAGTTCTTGTGGTATATCCATATGGTCCATAAATTGGATGTCCATCATATGCCCATCCGATAATAGGAGAGTGTTTATCCTGACTTATCTCTTGATTATTTTTAAGTGTTAAATCTTTCTTACCATATATTATATCTCCATCAGAACCTGATGTATAAAGAATCTTTCTTAAACTTCTAGGGGCATATGCATAAGAACATTGTAATTCAAATTCTCTATTTGTTGGTCTATCAATAAAGATATCATCATTAAGTAAATTACCAAAATTTCTCTTAAAGTTATTAACTCTCCATTCCTGCACTTTTGGTCTGAATAATACTTTCTTTCCTGATACTTCTGCTCTAACTGTTGTAGTAGATACACCATATCCAATTCCACCCTTATTAACCTTAATAGAAACAATATTACCTAGTGCATCCATTTCTGGGACTAGTTCTGCTCCAGTTCCTAAACCAGAGACTACTATATTTGGTGGAGCATTATAATCTGTTCCACCAAGACTAACACTAACATCTACAATAGATCCATTATGAACTACTGGACTTAAATAAGCACCTCTTCCTTGATTTAAGGTAACATCTGGATTTCTTTCAAAATTAAGTACTTCTGATGCACCGTATCCTACACCATTCTCTGTTAAATGAATTGAAGTTATTTCACCTCGTACAATTGGTTGTGCAATACATTGGAAAGTATCACCCTCTATAGAATTGATACCAACTGTTCCTGTTACCGTAACAGTAATAGGTGGATAATTGAAACTATGAGTTCCTACACCTGTAGATCTAAAGTTTGCCCATTGTTCAGTTCTATAATAAAAATCTTTTACAGTAGTTCCTACACCAACATTTGCTAATTTAAAGGAATCTTTATCAATAACTTTAACATAATAATCTAATGAAGTAGAAAGACCATCTATAGCAGTTCCATCTGAAGAATATTGAACAATTTCTTGATCTCTATAATCATGATCAGGAAGATGTATAATATTCAGTGCAGTATCAACACCAACAGGTTGAAGTGTTCTTTGCTTATTTTCATATCCAGTACCAGGATTTGTAACTTGAATTGTACCTACTACTGCCTTACCTTTTAATGATTTTATAGAATGATATCCTTCACCATAATCTGTAAATCCAGTAGTACCAACACCAGCAATTGCACCATCAAATGAAGTATATAATTTAATATTTTTATTATCAACTTCTCCAACATAATATACTGCTCCAGTATTAAGACCCGCCAATGCCTTTTTACCAAATGTATTATATTCTACTCTCTCACCAGTTCTAAACTTGTGATAAGTGGTAAATCCAATAATAGATGTATCGATACCTATTTGAATTGCTGTAGCTATTCCTGTAGCATCAAAAGTAACTTCATGTGGTTCTGTGCGTATTTTTGCTTCAGCAGTTGCTCCTTCTCCATTACCTCCAGTAATCTTGACTATAGGAACATCAATAAAATCAAATCCTTTATCTAGAATTCTAATTTCTTGAAAACTACCTCTAACTGCAGCATATCCAGTCGCTCCAGACCCAACAGAATCGTTAATAGTTAATATGGGTGGATTTATCACATCATAGTTTTCACCGCCCTTCATGACCTCTATAGAGTCCAATTGGCCTGCATATACAGTGTCCCTAGACTTATAGTTAAGAACCTCTACACCATCAATAAGTATTCCAGTATATCCAATAGGAGTCTCATGAACTTTACCATCCTGAACTGGTTTAGAGATTTTTCTTAATAATTTTTGAGGTTGTATCTTCTTCTCATGAAAATCATATTTCTCAATAGTATTATTATTAATTTCAATATCATCTCCACCACTAGCATTAACTTTAACAAAAATATTGTTGTAAATATTCGGGCGACTCTTTGCTAATTTTACAATATTATCATCTATTCTTTTTACAAAATAAAGTCCTTCATCAAATAATTGACTTTCAATCCATTCTTGATAGATTGAATTACCCTGCCAATCAACAATTGTTGCTGATCCTTTCTCTGGAGTATAATAAACAGCATCTCCAGTATAGAAGTTATGGTCAATACCAGTTGTTAAAGTAATTTCTTCTACTTCATCATTATATTTTCCTGAAATTGTTACCTTTTGATCTCTAGGATTTAACTTCAAACCACCATGAGCAGGTAATGAGTTTGAAGCAACTAAAATAGATTCACCACCAACATAAACATTTTGAATATTAGCAATAAGTCTGTTTAAATCAGAGTGTATGTCTGAATTAACTCTTGAAAAATCTCTACGTACATTTAAAATAGTTGTTGTATCAGAAGGTATACCTTCACCTCTAATTAAGATAGTCCTTGAATCATAACAATCTCTTACTTCATATTGATTAACTAACAAATCATCATTTTTATCATATAGTCTTACATTATCACCAATTCTAAAAATATTAGGATCTTCAGTAATTAACTTATATGTGGAGTTTACTTGATCAACTAATTTTAATTCTCTTATATCATAATTCTGAATTGTGTTAAAAATCCAGTTATTTTGATTAAAACTAGTTCCAATATGACCTAATGACTTAATTTTTATCCTAGAACCTGCATTATAGAAACGAGTATCACTTGGAATTTGTAAATTATTCAATACTGATCTAATTTTTACTCTTATTCCATCAGTTGTTCCTGATCCAGCAGAATATGCATAAGTATCTTGGTCAATAAATGTCCTATCAGTGATAGATGAAGCAATTGAAGTTGGATTAATATCTAAAAACTGGTTAAGAGTTTTATATGCATAGGTTGCAATACCACTTTCACCGTTTGCATAGACAAACGAGAGGGTTCCAGAGTTTGGAAATCCTAATGTTGAGTCTACATCAATGTAAGTTTGACCAATTCCAACGTCACCAACGATAATTGACTTGGCATGAGAAGAAAATTCACCATATAACAACTCTGTAGAACCGTCATGTTGGTTCCAAGAGGTGTCTAAACTGATTTTATAGAAAATATTGGTGTTAATTCCAACATTTATACTCTCTACATGTGATACTGGGGCATATGCTTTCGAAATATTCTCATATGTGTCTTGAAAAAGGGTCTTATTGATTAAATCTATAGGATCACCTAGTACTGATTCAACAATAATGTCTCTTGTTTTCCTAAAATTGGCATTAGAAGCAGAAACTACACGATCTATAGGTCTAATAACTTCTGCTTTTTCGTTAAAAAGTGCTCCAAAGAGGATTTTAAAGGATTCATCAGTACCTCTTGTGGAATAAAAATCTTTAGAATGCTTAATAAATGTAGATTGGTTTAAATTTTCATGTAAATCCTTCTGAATTCCGTATAATAATTGATTTTTTGTCTTTCTTAAAAATTCTTCTAGGAATAAAACGCTTAAATTTTCTACTACAACATCCTCATCATGTGGAGCAGCAGTAGAAGTTGAAAAAATTAAGTCTTCTGGTTCAGAAGGATTTGTAAAAGAGGTAATTCCACTGAATCCTCTTGTACAATCAACAAATTTTACATTAGTTTTACTGTCATATGATATAATTTCATCACCAATTTTGATTAATCCATTATTATCTGGAAATCCATCTGTATTATCAACAAGAATATCAGTTGCAGTTTCTTCAACTCTATTAATTAATGTTGTAGATTTGATAATATTGCCACATTCACTTAATTTAATGTATGAATCAATATTATTAACCAAGTCAATTGGAGCACCTTGATACTCTTGTCCCTTATAATAAGCACTTAAAAATTCACCAACAAGTGGAAAATCTTCCCGAACGTATTCAGGCAGTTGATTTTTTACAATTTTATTAAGCTGAACTTTTTTTAGGGTCATTTGTTATCTTACAATCTTACCTGGGTTATAACTTGGAGTAACGGTGTAAGTTGACCCTGATGGATCGGCACCTGAAGTAATTTCATCAACAATCATATAACAATCACTCTTATCTAATTGTAAATAAAGGTCTTGTAAACCAATAACATCATTAGATTCGGGTATAGCAGAAATTTCCAAAATCTCAACGTTATCTTTAGATTTACCTGATACTATATTTATTGGGTTTAAAGTAATGCGTCCTTTAACATAGTCAATAACACCTATATTACGTCTTACAACATTCGCAGGACCAGCATTTCCTTCTCCTGGTAAAGAAAATAGTGAAATTTTTCCTTTTTTCTTATCTGAATCGGGAACATCAAACAAGTATACAGTATCAACAATATCTAATACCTTAAAACCACTAGATCTAATATTATATCCTTGCATAGAAGAAATATGGAAACGATTACCAAAATCAATCGCATATTCAGCAAATTGATTTGCAGCAATTCTTAAATCACGTCTTATTTGAATAGTGGTGATATTAGAAGAAATTGATTCGTGACTTTGATCAATAATCTTCAAAAATTTACTATATTTGAATCTTGCACCATATTTGTTCAATTCTGCAGAATCAGCATACTTGTCAATGTTAGATTTTACTAAACTAGAGACTGCTGCAACATTTCTTGCTAAATTTACGTTATAATAGACATTACTGACTGTTTCTATGAACAAATACTTCAAATCAAGTATTTCTGGAATAATTCCTGCTACAGAATACTTTTTAAGGTCTCTTTTGATGTTTTCTTTAATAGCATTCGAGATAAAATCACCAGTTCTTGGTTTTATGCTAATAAAGACCTTTCCATACTGCGGAGGAACCAAATCTTCGCCACCATAGACAGAAATTGACTCTGTTTCGGGATAAATCTTGTTTGGAATCAAAATTTCATAGTCATTTGCTGTTAATGCTCTATTTTGAGTTGCATATACCTGTGGAGCATACTTTTTAATGGATTCTGTACTCTCAATTGATTGTCCACCCGATGATGACTCATTTGCAGTCACTAGAGAAATCCCACTAGTCACATTTACAGTAGAATCGTTACGAGTATAGACTAATTTACCACTAAATGAGAAATTTGCTATTCCATTACCACTTTCACCTTTAGTTTTGATATAAGAAACATTAATTTGGTTACCGTCTTGTAAAGCTTTACCAAAAATGCCATCTCCGAAGATTATTTCGTATTGTTCGTCTTCAACTTC